TGTAATCAAGTTTGCTATGCTTGAGTATAAAACTAAAGAATTGCAACCAAGTGGCACATTTGGATTTGGTGATAGGGCAAGAGTAGGTGCATCTGATACTGGAGGAAGAATATTAGGAACTGTTATCCTACCAATTCAAACTGGTATCAAGGACTCAAATGCTGTGCAGTGGGGAGAAGACAAAATGAATGCACTTCAAGCTGCTACAAGTGCTGCTGCACTTCAGGGTCTTGGAGATCAGGCACAAGCAGATGCTCTCACTAAAATTACTGATGCAGTGTCACAAGAAGCTCCAGAGGTAAAAGGTGCTATTCAGAAAATATTTGCAGGACAAGCAGCAGGAGTTCAAAGTCTTGTAAAAAGAACATTGGGAGCAATAGTAAATCCAAACCTTGAATTGCTCTTTGATTCTCCTACTCTTAGACCATTTAGTTTCTCATTCAAAATGAGTGCTAGAAGTAAAAAAGAAGCAGAAGAAATTGTAAAAATTATTAGGTTCTTCAAGCAAGGAATGGCACCAATCAGATCTCAGTCTAATTTGTTTTTACTTGCACCCAATACCTTCCAAGTATTTTATCTTCGTAGAGGAGAAACTAAAGACCACCCATTTATTGGAAAAATGAAAGAGTGTGCTCTGATGAATATGACAACAGATTACACTCCAGAAAATAACTATGCCACTTTACCTGATGGTGAGATGGTTTCATATACAATTACTATGGAATTCAAAGAACTTGAACCTATATTTAATGATGACTATGAAGAAAATGGATCAGATGTAACCAACCTTCCTGCAGAAATAGGATTCTAAGATGTCAAACTATTTTAAAAAAATTCCAGATTTTGAATATGTTAGTAGACTTCCTGATGCCAACATATCAGACTATATTCCTGTAAAAAACTTATTCAAAAAAAGCACCCTAAGAGAGGACATTTTTCAGGATTTATCCTTCTTTACAAAATATCAAATTCAGGGTGATGATAGACCAGATAATGTTGCTTTTGATTTTTATCAAGATTCATCTTTAGATTGGTTGGTATTGACTTGTAATAATATCATCAATGTAAGAGATGAGTGGCCACTGAAACAGTTTGATTTTAATCAATACTTATTAGAGAAGTATGGAACTTTTGAAAAAATAAATGAAATTCGTTATTATGAAACAACAGAAATAAAAAATCGTGAAGACGTTACGATTGTACAAAAAGGATTGAAAGTTCCTTCAAATTTTAGTATTACATACTATGACGAACGTGTTGGAGATGTAGTAACCGAAAGACCCGTTGTGTCAGTTACAAACTATCAATATGAAGAGAAACTTCAAGAGCAGAGAAGAAATATTTTCTTACTAAAACCAAGATATCTCTCAATCGCATTGGATGATTTAGAAGATATTATGACCTACAAAAAAGGATCCAGTCAATTTAAGACCGAATCCTTGAAAGTTGCTGATAATATCAGATTGTATAGTTAAACAAACTCACTCTTCAGCAAGTCGTTGGAAGTAAGACAAGGTATCATCTTCATCTTCACTTGAGGATGATGTTGGAGTGATATCTGGCGCATTGAAGTCAGCAGCAGGTTGTGAGTGACGGGAGGAGAAGTTTGGAGTGTAAGAACCACGATCATTGTCCTCATCCTGAACTTCTTCATCAATACGAGCAGGAGCAGACTTTTGTCCCAAAACCATCTTGAGACGGTTTTCCAGTTGCTCATAAGACTTGAACTGATCAGCAGCAGTCACAGCAGTCAGAGAATACTCTTTTTTCCATACTGCTTCCAGAGCATCATCATCACCCAAAAGAGGACCAGGTGCAGCAAACTCAGATGAGTCATAGTTCCAATAACCTGCAACCTTCTTCAGTTTCAGTTTGAAGTTAGCACCCTGCCAGAAATCAAAAGGATTGATGGGAGTCTCATCTTCATACTCAGGTTGCATTGCTTCCATAATCTTATCAAAGATCTTCTTACCAAACCTATACAGGAAGACTTGTCCTTCATTTTGAGGATTTGCTTTGTCCTGCACAACATAAATGTTGGCATAATAGGACAATTTACGCTTTTGCTTACGAACAGTGTCCTTATCAGAATCAAGACCACTGTTCCAAAGTTCACGATTGTGTTCAGATACAGGATCTTTCTGACCCAGAGTTGTTAGAGAGTTCTCAATATACCATCCACCAGGACCCTGGAAGGCATGGGAATACATCTTTGCCCAGGGAAGTTCTTCTCCATCAGGTGCAGGAAGGAAACGGATGACTGCATATCCATTACCAGTCTTATCCATTTCTGGTTTCCAGAGACGATCATCTCCTCCACCACTAGTACTATTCATCTTTTCAACTTCCTTGACCAACTTAGAGGTCAGGGAACCCAGATTAGATTGCTTTTTGAGATTTGAAAATGACATTCGGATTACCTTAGATTTGTTTGGATTTTGCTTTTGTGTACTTCGTTATTCTACAGGTCAGAACCAGTCTTGTCAATCTGGTCCTTCATCACATTCAGCATCTTAGACATATTATTGAAAATTACAGACATATCAGTGCCTTTTGGAAGACCCATCATAACTGCAGACTCAAGGATTTTATCTTTCATCTGTTTTGCTTCAGGATCATCAGATAAACTTAGTCTTGTATAAAGAACCTTTTGTTTATCCAATAACCTTTCAAGCATTTGCACATGAAAGAGTTTTTCCTCCCTATTCATAGAAGGAAACTTGAAGACATTACGATAAACATCTTCTTGAAGTTCACTAATTTCAGTCATTTCTGCACGAACGACATCAGAATCAAAGAAACTCATTATTTTTTTAGAACAAGTTGTTTAAGCAATTTTTTGTAACGAAATACATCAATATTTAGAAAGGGAGAATATTTTTTCATTCTCATACTGACGGTTTCCCACACCGGGTCTTGTAAATGAGAATCAAGGTCTTTTCTAAACCCCAATATTCTATCACATATCACCAAAGTTTCAATAGAAATGTCACCACCCAAATATTTCTTTAAGATGATTGGATGACCATTTTTTAGTTCAAAAATGGAATCTAAATTTTCATTATCAAGAATAGATTCCATTTCTTCCTTGAAAACATATGACATAGATTGATTTCTTTTCTTCCAATCTGTATATCTACCTTCGCCCTCTCTTATCAACTCACCAATCCAAAGTTTGCTTGGATCTGTACAAGTAATAAAGTTAGATATAAAGAAATCAACAACTTCTTTATCATCTTTGTTTCTTGCTAGTTTCTCAAACCAAAACCTATCCTTTCTTTTGTAAAAAGATTGGACCGTAGCACGACTTTTGCCACAATACTTGTGATAATCATATTTCTCTTTAGTGAAGTGATTTTTCAGAGCAAGATATTGTTTATATGCGTCAAAAGGCATCATGAAAAAAAGTAATAGGGGCAAAATTTTGGCGGATTTTTTTTCGCCCTTTTTTGGAATTAAAAGGGCAATTTCGCACGGGAAGATCGCTTTAGGAAGTTCAACTCCATAGCTTCATACTTAATCTTCTCCTTCAATGGTTTAGATATAAGTTTAGGAACGGATTCTAAATCAATAGAGTTTTGTTCACAAAAATGAACCACTGCATCAATATAATTCATTTCTTGATTCTTTTGCACAAGAGATTCGATTTCCTGTGCAAACCTTGATGGGCAAAAGAATTTATTTTCTAGTGCTTTTTCTAGTTCATTCTGCATTCTCTGCCCTAAGATTGTGAGATACAAATTCTTTAATATAACGTACTAATAATCTAATATAATCCGATTTATTCCTTTTGTCAAATACCTTCACTTCACCACCAGGTGTGACCATAAGAGTAATCAGTTTTTTGACAGGAATACCAGTCAACTCATAATATGCTGATGCATAGAACATTTCTTGAACAAAATAGTTCTCTAACCACTTCTCTGGTTTAATCTTTTCTGATGTCTTGAAATCAATGACTGCAAGTTCTCCTTCGTATTCCGCAATGCAGTCAACTCTTCCTGCCAAACCAAGATACTCTGAATATAAAGTTCTTTCGATAGCATGTATATTATTTATCTTGTCCAAGTAAGGTTTAGCATGATGAAACATAAACTTTGATAAAGGACGGTAATCGTCCCAGTTAAGTTCTTTATTTTCAAGATATGCCTGTGCAACTTCATGAAAGTCTGTGCCTCGTGCCGTTGCTTTCTTTGTAATACGGTTTGCTTCTTCAATACCAACTCTTTCTCTCCACTTGATGAAGATTTGTCGGTTGTAAAAAGAAGTCACAGATGTAATAGAAGGCACCCACTGACCATCTGGAAGATTGTACAAGCGGATGCCGTTAGTTTCTTTTTTATTGAGTTCAAGATCACCGAGATAATTATGATGAATAAAGGTCATAAATTAAGTTCCATCTTCGCAAGTAAGTATTCTTTCACAAGTCCAGAGCGTACAATATCATCAACACCAAACTCAATAATATCAACAGAAGGCATAAGACGAAGAACTCTCATAAAATCTGCAATACCATTCTTTTCTTTATCTTTGATAAGGTCAGTCTGAGTTGCATCACCACAGAACATGATTTTAGAATCTTGTCCAATTCTTGTAATGATACTATCAAGTTCATGATAGTTCAAATTTTGAAACTCGTCAACAATAATGATTGCATTATCAAGTGTTGTACCACGAATGAAAGATGTTGACCAGAATGAAATAGTTCCTTGAGTTTTCAGATTACCATACAGCATTTCAAAATCTCCATCTGTAGGCATCTCAAACATATACTTCACCATATTCTTATATGGAATCTGATAAAGTGAAGACTTATCTTCATGGTCACCAGGTAGGAAACCGATCTCTCTGGTAGCTACAAGAGACCTAACAATGTAAATCTTCTCATAGGGTGTTCTTTCATCTAGAACGTCTCTGAGAGCATTGTAGAGGGTGATGAAGGTCTTTCCTGTACCTGCACATCCGTATGCTACAAGATTCTGGTCATTCTTATAGCAGCGAAAGAGTTCCTCCTGATTTTTTGTCAGGGGTTCAATCTTTCGCATTAGGTCTTGATTGATTGGTTTCTTTCTTTTCATCTGCTTATTTGACATTCCAAAGGGGACTGGTGTTTGGGTCTTTCTTTTTGCTGGCATACACTGAATTAGAAACTATAGTCTCGGTTTTTCCGAACCGTAGCACCCGGTTGTTTGGATGCACGGTCCAGAACTTCATTCCAACCACTAGACTTTGCTTCTCCTGTCCACTTGAACTCAGTATCTACCCCTGCACAACCTTGTGACCAATCTTTTTCCCAATCTGGATTATTTTCTTTCCAATCGCTGTAATCTTTCATGGACATATACAAAGTCTGTGTCTCTTTCGTCTTTTTATTGATAACCGGATACGTTGGCATTACAAATTCAATCCTTTTCTTGTATTTATGAATTCCACTCCATTGCTTCAGCAACAGCAGGAAACTCATTGCAGAAGATTACCTTTGCAGCAAGAGCAATATCCATATGTTCTTTCTGTGTTCCATTTGCAGAGCGTAAATCAATGTAGTGAATCCATGACCTAACACTACCAGTCATATAGATTCTGGTGGGTGTTGCTAAAGGAAGCACAAAACGAGCACACTCTTTCGCAATACCAGTATCAAGCATTTCCTTATAGAGTTTCATTCCATCATCAAAATGTTTCTTCATCTTGATTTCAAACTCTTGCCTGATAAAAGGGTCAACATCATCAATAGAGTTCTGGCGATTCTTTGTGTCCTGACGACGAAGATCTGGAAGAGGAATATTCTCTGACAATAAAGAAGAGTCAGCATACCTTTGTGAAAACTCTTGAAATGTAAAACTCCTATGTCTCAATACCTGTGCTGCTACACCCCTTGTTGTATTGATTTCAAGAGTCATATATGCCTGCTCAAAGATTGACCAGTGCTGATGCTTCACACAATACTTAAGTAGTCCTGAAAACTTCTCATTCTCTTGGTTGTTTGGATTAGATACACGAGCACAATATGCCATGTGCTGCTCTGCATCTGGTGTAACACTGATGAGTTTAATCTGCGTATCCATCGTCATCGTCATAAAATACTTCGTCGTAATCTGAAATGTTAAGGTCTTGTGGGTCTACTTTATAAGCATCTACATCAGAATAAACTTCTGACTTTAGACACTCTACAAGTGACTCTAGATTTTTGATAATTAACTTGAGCTTTTCTTTGTCCATCCTCTTGAACCCTGACAGAGTTATTATATACAAAAAAAGCAGGGTTGTCAACCCTGCTAAGTGTATGTGACTAACTTAGAATCCTCCTACAAATTCTTTTACATATCGCCTGGTCATCATCACATTCTACAAGACAGTTGTAATAATCATTTAGTCTGTCAGATTCTTCTATTGAAATGTCTAAAGTGTTGTTTAATCGTTCTACACTTTGTTTCCAACCTGCTAATTGATTATATGAAATTAAATTGTGCATACTTTCCCTCAATACAATGAGAAAACAATAACAAAGTAACAAAAGGAGGTTTAGTTACATAATTTTGTCCTCTACCATAATTCTACTATATCTATAAGAGTTTATGTATCGTAATGTACATTTGTTTCTTTTTTACATAAGTACAAAAAAAGAGGGTCATCAAGACCCTCTGATTCATTTGTGCAGAAGAATAATTTCTGCGTATAAGATGCCAAGAAATATTACGCAACCTATGGACGTGAGTCCAGATATCTGTAAAGCGTTCATGGCGATCACTTATTATAAGTGCGACCACGATAGCAGAAGGTGCCGTGAGTTTCCCCTACTCCTTCCTTGCACTGATAGTCAATGCCTCTATATGAGGTATGGGCAATCTGTGCATCATGCAGACGTGATGCCTTCTCAATTTGGTTTTTGATGATAGTAAGTGTGTTCATTTTAATACTCCTAAAAGAATGGAAATTAACCTTCTCTGCTTATGCAGGATCCGTTTCCCCGTTCCTTCAGTCGTTTGCGTCTCTTGAAATACAAGAATTTCCATACTTTGCAAAAAGACCCATCGCAATGAGAGTCTTTTCTTTGCTAGATAAGTTTGGATCTTCTTTCACAACAGCAAATACTTCCTTAACATCATCACAAGACATTGCAAGTGAAGATGTAGGTAATAAAAGCAATGAAAATAGTAAAAGATATTTCATGAGATGAACGGTCCGTTCCGCGACTTACTTGCGTCCTGTGGAGTCATAAGACACCACTTGGATGAACGACAGGTCTAGTATAGACCATCAATTATATTTAGTCAAGTGCCTCAGCAAAACATCCCATTATCACTCATATACTTGAGAGTTTCTTTTAGTGACCCTCTATGGTCTAAACCAATAGAAACCTGAGGGTACTCTGCCTCTGGACCAAACTCTGCTTTGAATTGTTTATCAGTAAAGTCAACATCAAGCAAATACTCTCTTACATCTTGACCACATGCTTCAAGAACCATAACTGCTCTTTCACATTCTTGACTACCATTTCCATAAACTAATGCCTGTATCATTTTTGTTTGTGGTTATACTCAATTACAATTTTTTTATGCTCGGTATTTTTATCACAGCAAGTGTAATATCTTGCTGTTCCATCTAAAAGTTGTTCAATATTCTTTACAAGGTTATCAGCAATCACCCTGTTAGTTTCTTCAGTCATGCTGCCTCCATTGCTTCCATTCGTCAATCTCTTCCTGAGTTGGAACTCTGATTGTGACACGTGTGCCATCTCTTTCAAATTCCTTATTCATCTCTATGAAAGTTTCAGGAGTAATCTTAATCTCTTTGTAACCAGTCTTCTGGACCGTCTCGTTTGAACCATTCGTTGATGTCATCTGCGCCTTCAAATTGTGTTTTGTGATTGGATGGGTCTGGGTCACCTAAACCCATCCTATTCATAAAATCATCCATACTACCTTCTTCAATATCCTGAGCAGATTGACGACGTGCTTGGTTTAACCAATCTCTAGCAAGAGTATGTGCTTTAGCAAGTTTCTCCACCCAGATCATATCTTCCAGAGGCACCTGCTCTTTATTTGCAATGCATCTACAAATAGACTCTAATCGTAACCTATATTGAGTTGATAGCATTTTAATCCTTATCTAACTTCTTGATTTCAAATAAATTTGAGCGTTGACTTTTTTTAATCTTTTTGTAGTCTTTTATAATCTTATCAATTTCTTTTTGAGAAACACTCAGTTTTAGTTCATCTTCTTTTTCAAAGAATCCAATACCACTTTTCTGAGTATTCTCTTGAACATCAACATAGTCATTGATGACACCCTGAATCTCATCACGAATCAATTCATTGATTTGATCCCTAAGAATTTCATCCTTCATTTTTTCTTCTTATCTTTATCTTTTGATTTATACCCCCATAGTTTAGGATTGACTGTTCCATATCCAAAACCAATCTTCCTAACAGCACCAGGACCATACTTATCATAGTACATGTCAAAAAGACCTGAAGTCTTTTTGCAACGGGTAAGATCAATATACTCTATCCCATCCACAACATACCAAATAAGTCGGGCATCATTTGGAAATGATTTATCATTTGCTGCTTCAAGAGTGGTCTTCTCAAGAAGAATCTGACAACTATAATCAAAAGGATTCACTTGATTAGATTCTGATTCATCTCCTACCATTTCGCTTTCCTTCTCTACGGCAACAGTCATGAACGACCTCCCCATTGAATGTCAGGATATGCATCCTTAACAATGTCATAGGTTATTTTATATTTAGTTTGAAGTTTTTTATCCTTCACAAGGCAAAGAATTTTTGCCTCTTCTGGATGAAGACCCTCAAGCATTTGAATAAACATAGTTTCTCTACGAAGAGATGAAAGACTATCGTTGCCACCTTTTACAAAGTTGTAGAGATGCTTATATTCTTTACGCAGAGAAGTATGATCAGTTCCAACAGGAACTTCATTTTCCGTATAAGGAACATCTCCTGCAGGAACAACAGAGATTACTGTGTCATCAAAGTTCCAAATAAAGAGAGTTTTCAGAGCAGGATTAGCATACTCCTGTAAAACTTCTACCTTTTTTGCTTTAGATCTTTGCTTACCTGCAAATTCAAGAATCTCATGAACAAAAGGATTTGGTGGCAATTTTGGAGATTCTGCTTTAACTTTCAAAGTTTTCTTAATCGTCGTCTTCGTCGTCGAGTTCGTCATAACTGTTTTCAAATCGTACTGCTAAAATTTCATCTGGTAATACATTTCCGTTTTCATCAAACATCTCTGGGTGAGTGTAAACGGGTTGGGTGTTGTAAATATGTTCCTTTGCTAACCATCCTACTACACCACCTACAAAAAAGAACATGATTGAAACTAATGTTCCTATGGTTAATGTTACTGCTAACATTTTTCTGTCCTCCAGAGACTATTTCTTCCTGACATCCAGATAAAAGTTCAGGTGGAATACAATCTCTCTTCGGAAGAAAGAGACCATTTTACCAAACTTTATCTGAAAAGTTTTGGGCGGATCTGGTTTCTTCCTCCGATTCCGTAATAGTAACTCAACCCCACGATTTATGTGGGAATCATGATTATTTAGTTTTCTTTTTTCTTCCTGGTCTCCGATCACTACTATACCTCCATGCATCATCCAAGATACTACTTAAATATATTTTGATTTTCCTTGCTTGTGGTTTTGAAATGTGTCCATAACCCTCACGCAATTGTTTATGAATAGAATCGTTTCCTCCTTCAAGATATTCTTCAAGATCTGCAGTAAGATCATTGATTTCATTTGCAGTTGTGCTTTCGATAAAAGAATCTATATCATGTTTTTTAATTTTGTTTGCTTTCAGATAGTCATAGAACCTTAAATTCATTTGACCAACAAAGGCATTATCAATAGCATGTTCAATAAGATCGTAAATATCGTTGAAGTTTTGCTCCATTAGACCAGGTTTTGTTCTCTTAGATACTTAACAGTTTCAGTACATCCACCAATCAAAGTATCGTCTTTAACCACTCTTGGGAAAGTAGATCCTTGCCCAAATCTTTCATAAAACTCTTCACGGGTGAAGTCCCTGTTAAGTTTATATATTACATGTTTGATTTCAGCAAGGTCTAATACTTGTTGAATCTTATCACAATAGGGACAACCATCCCTTGAATATACTGTAAAAATCATTTGCCTACTACTTCCTTCCAATCTTTATCAAAAATTTCTAAACCTTTATCAGTCAGGATATGGTCATACATTTGGTCAAATACTTTGGGGGGCATAGTGCAAATCTGAGCACCATTATACCATGACCTAACAGCACGCTGGACACTACGAATAGATGCAGAAAGAACCTGAGTCCTAACTCCATGAATTTGATACAGTTCAGAGATGCTCTTTACAACCTCCAGACCTGCCACTGACTGGTCATCCAACCTACCTACAAAGGGTGAGACATATGTTGCCCCTGCCTTTGCTGCAAGCACTGCCTGAGCAGCACAGAAGATGAGTGTGACATTCGTATTGATATTCTCATCAGAGAGTTCTTTACATACAGTCAGACCATCTCTGGTCATAGGAAGTTTGATAGTGGCAGCATCACCAAACTTATCATGAAGTTTACGTCCTTCATGATACATCTCACCAGCACTACCAACAACCTCCATACTAATATCACGAACACCAATATCCTTGATGTCCTGGTAGACATCCATAGGATCTCTACCACTCTTCATAATCAAAGTAGGATTGGTAGTGACACCATCCACCAATCCTGTTTTAAAATATTCAGCAATAATATCTGTGTCAGCAGTGTCGAGAAAAATCTTCATGTAATTGTGTGTATACTTCATTCTACGTGAATCGTTCCAATCATACCAGCACCTTTATGGGGAGCACACCAATAAGTATAGTCACCTGCTTCTGAAAAAGCAATCTCAAAGTCTTCACCTGGTAACATAGCAAGTCCTTCATGTGAAATCTCTGGATGGTCTTCAACAATCACGTTGTGTGGAGGTAACATATTATTCACAAAGTGAACTGACTCTCCAACAGAAATTGTAACATCTGCTGGGTCAAAAATCAAGTTTCCATTTGCTCCCATTTGTACATCTACAGCCCATGCCGGTGCAGCAAGAAAAATTGTAGTCAAAAGTGCTAAAAAGAACTTCATCTGATTCAATGCAACTTTTTTATATAGTAATAAAAAAGCACCCCTGTAAAGGAGTGCTGTGACGATTGTGGAAGTGGTTTAGTCTTCTATAAATTTATCAAGTGGTGCAAATTCCAAAATTCTTCTTCTTGCAGTTTCACAATAAAATTCACTCATATCAATACCAATATATTTTCTGCCAAATTTATTTGCAATATAAGTAGTAGTTCCTGCTCCATTAAAAGGATCAAGAACTACATCACCCTTATAAGAAAATAATTTCAAGCAACGTTCAACAAGTTCTTCTGGAAACATTGCTGGGTGTCCATATTCTTTCATCTTAGTTTCTGGTGCCATAGACCAGTGGCCGTTGACATACTTAATGAACTCATCTTTAGTGATGTCAATATCTTCTTTGTTTCCAGAATGCTTGAGAGTATCTTTACTAAAGACTTCAATAAACTCAAACGGATAAGATAGATATGGACATGATGGTGACTTCCAACTACCCCATGCTGTGAGCTTTCTAAGATTGTTCTTTAACCAAATAATCTCTCCTCTCCAAATCATACCTTCACCGATCATTCTCTCAGTAATCTTATGATGAGTAGGAGAATATTGTTTATAGTTTGGTTGGATGTTAATGATAAATCTACCACCAGACTTTAGAACACGTTTACATTCAACAAATACCTTCATAATTTGTTCAAAGTATTCATCAGCATCACCATTGTCATCATGAGTATC